TCAGCATTTCTAAGATCAGCACTTCTAAGATCAGCATTTCTAAGATCAGCACCCATAAGATCAGCACCTCTAAGATCAGCACCCATAAGATCAGCATTTCTAAGATCAGCATCTATAAGATCAGCACGTTTTCCATTTTTCATACCTCTTCGCCATTCATCATGAGCTAAGAGGATATTTTGTAATTTCGTTGCATCCATCTTAATTACCTCGTAATTAGTTTTCTTTTTAAGTACAGGTTCCAATGTTTAAAGAATCGTAAGGAATATCCCGCTTGTGGATGAACGCATGACTCCATGATTCTATACACTGTCCAATGCTCCACATCCTTACACATTCTGTAACCATACGGTAAGACAGGCTACGAATACAGATAGGATAATGAGAGCTGCAAAAACTTCGGTGATTATTTCTTTCATGTGCTTCTATCTCCTTAATTACTTTGTAATTAGTCCCTTTTCCCTTTCTTATTCACTGGCTTTGCAACTGCCATCTTGTTAAAAGATTTCATCAGTTCATTACACAAGATAAGAGCTTGCTTATTCCCCCTCTTCTTTGCAAGCTCGGCAATAAGAGCAATGTACTTCGGAACATCTACTTCTCGCAAGGATGCGGCAACGGCCACGCCCTTCCCTTCTCCTCCCCCTTCCTTCTCCTTTTCCACCTTTGCTTTCAACTTCCTTGCCTTGTCCTTCTCCTTACTCTCTTTGGTTTTCTCGGTATATGTACCAGCGTCATAAGAACGGCTCCGCCACACACTAAAGGCATTGATGTACTTGGCTGGCATGTAATCCGGCTTATCTTTCAGGGTATTGGTCAAACCAATTGCAACAGCCGTCTTATTCTTGTCAATCTTCATAGGCCAGTCAGAAAAGAGAGAGTACAGGAAGGTATTGACATCCTCCGGCTTTACCTTCTTTGCTTTCAATTCTGCAATGATTGATTGATAGGTGATTACCTGTTTTACGTTTGCTTCAAATGCCTTCTTCAATTCCTGTTTGATGTTCATGGCTTTATTCTCCTGATTATTTTTGGTTGTTGGATGATACCACAAGTAATCCTCTGGTACTCCTCCTTTAGATAGATACAACGATAAGGGCAATACACTGAGATATAAGGAAACAGAGGGGCAATAGTTTAATTATGTTCATCTAGTCCACATGCCTCCAAGAATTTAGATTTATCGAAGCGGGGATTGACTTGTTTACAAACAGTAGCAATGTTGTCTGCGATAAGTCTCCACATTGCGTCGGATTCGAGCGAATCACAGGACTGTTTACTAAAACGCATTGCCTTTGCCAAAAGTTGGAAATGTTTCTTTGTCATACAAAACCTCCTGATAGTTGTTAGCTATACCTAGCCTACCTATGTACACCATACCAATTACCAAGTACCTTGAAACCGATTGCCTTATATGTGGTAGAGTCTGAGGACTCAACTAATACCCATACAAGGATTAAACATCATCGCCATAATTCAATACGGCTCGTCTAATCAACCGGGATTGCCAGAAGAGCATTCGCTAGAACGCTCACATTCATCCGCTTACAATCTGATAAGGTGGCTGGCCCTATCCCTTTATTATTCATGTCTTTGTACTATCCACTCATCCGGTCGCCCCTGAGAAGTTGGCTTGTTAGTTGAAAAGATTGTCAGTCTCTTCGCACCGTGTTGGAAACATGGAAGCGGTTTGCATATTGCAGGCTCTATAAAAGAGCTATGTAAAAGAACATGTGGTGAGAGTAAACGATACGAAACAGTATGTCAATAAAAAAGAATGTTCATATCGCTTCCTTGTCTTTTGGGTAATGCATAAGGCGTGCCAAGGTGAAAAGAAATAAAAGAATGTAGTAACAGCAAGGGATACAGGGTATTATAGGGTATGCTTAACTGTGGAAAGTACAATTTTTTGTATATAAATATTTGTACTTGTACAATTTTTTGTACTCACATACAGAGGTATGTATATGCAAGTAGTGTGCCAATGGGATAGTTACATATGCAATTAAGATGATTAGGATTATGTGCATATGCACAGTAGTGATGATGGAGACTGTGGGTATTTCACCTAAATACTAACGTCTCACGTTACTATCTCCCCAATATTACGCTAATATTCTTAGGCTATGGAGAATTATGTTAGTCTCGCATAACTCTCTCTAAATTCGAAGGGTACTCCAGGGGTTGGGGTAGGGAGGAGGGGTGCGTATTACCCCATAATTTTTTCTCACAAAAATTTTAGAGTTCTCAAAACTCTACGAACTCTACGAGTCTCTACAAACTCTACGAACCCTATTAGTCTATGAGAACTCTAAAGATTAAAATAAATTAATAAATGTACTTGACAAACTCCTATTAGTATATTATATATTATATAACTCTTAATATTAGCGTAGTGTACTCTATGTATATAAATAGTAAATAGGGTATGTATACATTCCTATACACACTCTATACATTATTTATAATTATAAGGAGCTGAATGAAAAAATAATTAACATCTCTATTATTTTTCTATTGACATTTCATATCAAGTATGTTATAATATAAGTAATAGGGCAGCTCTGTCCTTCTTCTTCTTCTTCCAACCTAAGAGGTTCTTAATGGCTAAGTTGAATCTAAATAATATTGCAAGTGGCTTTTCCTCTACAACTCAGCTTAATGCTAACTTTGATTTGATCGAAGTTGCCTTAGAGAATACTCTATCCAGAGATGGCAGTATTCCGAATAGTATGAGTGCAGATTTAGATTTGAATGGGTATAACTTAATTAACGTAGGTTCTTTGGATGTTTCCTCTGTAACAAACAGCGGTATAGATTTGGCTCAGATGGTTGTTGATGCTGAAGCCTATGCTGATGAAGCAGCTAATTGGGCTCACTATCCAGCAGCTACTCTTGTACCTGAAGGGAACATGGTGGATGAGTACTCAGCTTACTCTTATGCTCAAGATTCCCTAGCATACTCACTTGCCTCAGCTTCCTCTGCAACTGATTCAGCTTCCTCTGCATCTTCCGCTCTAACTTCAGAGTTAGCTTGTGCAGCTTATTCCAACCTAGGTTTAGGTGCAGCAGCTCTATATGATTTTGGTCTTATCTCAGATGCAATCCTTGTCTTCCCAACTGATCTTGGCTTACTTGTATAAAGGAGTATTAACTTATGGCAACACAGCTTCAATGGCGTAGAGGTACAACTGCTGAGCATGCCACCTTCACTGGTGCTAATGCAGAGGTTACAGTAGATACTGATAAGGAGACCCTTGTTGTACATGATGGTGCCACTGCTGGTGGTTTCCCCCTTGTAACCCAGACTGATCTTTCTACAGCTATTGCAGCTATCCCAGCCTCTGAACCAATCAACTCCCTTACGCAGCTTACCTACCCTTCAGCAGATGGAGGCTTTAGGGATTTGTATCGCTCTGGTTTCCTCCCCTCTTCCTTCAACCAGCAATGGGGCGGTTCGCAGTGGGGAGAGTTGCCGGATGACTCGATGGGTAGCGTGGCTACGGGGAATATTCAGGATGATTCTTCAACAATTGACTTGGGCTCTGGAGCTTCAAGCTACTATCGCTCCACAGGCTTCAAGGTATCAGAAACAGAAACCTACAACAATATACTCGTCAAGCTTTCAAAATATGGAAACCCGACTGGAAATATAACTGCACGGATTTACTCTGACAATGCTGGTTCTCCAAACGCAGCACTAGGGGCTGCTGTAACATTTTCATGTAAGAGGATAACCTCTAAGTCAGACGGAGAGTTTTATCCATTAACTGGTTTTAACGTAGCTCTCACCGCCGGAACTCAGTATCACCTTGTGTTGCAGCTTGCTGTAGATGCCTCGAACTATGTTCTGTGGAAAGCAACTCTCAGTTCTAAATATCCCCATGGTTTTATAAACTCCGGGACTTCCGCACCAGTATGGACACCCACAACTGGACGTTGTCTTTGTTTTGTAGTAGTCAACCCCACCGCCAACTCCCTCCTCCAATCTGGTGGGATGTTTGACTACAAGCTATCCTTCAACCCTGGCTCCCCTTGGAACCAATCCCGCTCCTTGTCTCAGCCCCTTTCCAATTTTTATGATGGGAAGAATTTTACCGCACTACATCGAGGAACCTATGCTATCAGCACGAACGTGTGGGACTTTGGTTATGGACTAGATCACGATCGCATCACTTTAACGATCAATGCTTCTGGTTATCCTGTTCTCAGCATCTATGAATCAGATCGTACCCTGGCTCAGGTAACTGGTACTGGATCAGTAACCACTGGCGATCACGATATCGGTGTAAGGGTAAGAACAGTAGGTGATGGTGCAGACTATGCCACGCTTTACGTTGACGGAGTAAGCGTTGGAACTCCCCTGACTTCCCAGACCTTCACCATGGACAAGAACTTCCGTGCGCTTGGTACTGCAAGGCTTGGGGATGGATTTGGGATAATCCCTGCCTGGACTCAGGATATGCAGATGACGAGTCTGCCTAGTGCTCAGGGGTGGACTTGGTCCGGCACTGGTACTGAAGCAAATGCCATGAGTATTCAAGGTGGAAAATTGTACCAGAATAAGTCTGGCTATACTAGCACAGATCAAGGTTACTACACCAAAACCACAGCATTTAATAATACAGTAGGATGGACTGTCCTTGTAAAACCACAAGTAACAAATGATAATAATACATCTAATCCCGGTGTGTTAGTCGTAGATACACTTGATGGAACTAAACGATTAACAGTTTATTTACATGAATATTTTATAACCTCTGGATACAGTGCTACTATACAACATACCTATCAGTGTGACTTGAAATCAAGAGAACGGATAGTTGAAATTTGTGGAAAAGGATCGGATTACTATGTATTCCTTGATGGTCAATTAGTCATAGATGGGACAGGGTTGCTAATATCAGCTACAGCCTCTAATGTCCTAAATTTTGGAGATTATTATATCGGCGCAGGAGAAAACTCAGACGCCATCTGGTCTTACGTCAAATACTACCAAGGCGGCATGATCCTCCCCATAGCCACCACCGGTTCTTGCTCAGAATTTGCACATTGGTCGGGTGATAAGTCCTCTCTCTTCGCTCCCTTGTGGAACTCCGGTAGCCCGGTATCTGTGAAGCAACTGTGTGGGGTGGAGAAGAATTACATCGGTGAGGGGGTTGTGCAGAAGGAGGTAAGGAGGGGAGTTACAGGCAGTCCTACTACTTCCTCAACCACCACAACACTTCTACCAGAAATGGAATGCTATACAATTGGAAAAGTATTGGATGCTGATTTCTTATATAATGTTGCAAATGCAACAGTTCAGGTTTCACAACACGCTTCACAAATTGCGGTTGATGGGTTTGGGATAATCGTTGGGTCTGAGGGACAGGCTGTTGCAAATACTTATACTAGCATAAGCCTTAGTAAAGCGCATAACTCGTATTTGGGTCTACACAAAGTCGAGGGGAAGTGGAATGTCAACTCAGGAACAGACACAAATCAAGCAACCATTAGGAATCTGATGGTGGAGGCAAAAGCATAATGCACTTCATAATCGAAGATGTAAACACTCTTGATCCGGTAGCACTCGCAGATGAACTCATAGCTGCCTTTGGCACGAACTATGGAATAAGTACAGCGGGAAACACCATCACCACCAACGGGGGAGAACCTGATCCTATTGCGTTCCAGGCGGTGATTGATGTCCATGTGTCAAATGCTGATACTAGGGAACAGAATAAACTTAAGGCAAGTATAAAACATATTCGAGAAGTATCTCTCGAAAAGTTCCCTAAGAATAGTGGAGTAGATAATGTATACGTACTAAACTACCAAGCTGCTACTCTGGGTTCTGATGATACTACAACGATTCTCCGTAATGGTAAGACTCCAGCAGCACACTTGGGAGATTTTGGTGTGCATATTGGTATGACTGCTGCTCAGTTTGCAGCTTATGTTCTTTCAGAGAATCTATTGGCTGGTCAGAAGATGACGGAGATTGAGGCTGAGTATCTTCGTTTGTATTATAATGGTCCAATGACTGATGAGGATGTTGCTGGTTATCAGTCTTACTGTGATGCACGTACCCTCTAAGAACTACTATGAGATTAATACTTCGATTCTCAGCACAGAATAAACCAGCTTCTCTATTCATTCGTGCATTTCGATGGATACCGTTCTCTCATGCCGAAGCTGTTATGTCAAACGATAGAACCTACGGAGCACGACTTCTTGGTGGAGTACAAGTACGAGACTCACAGAAATACTCTAGGGTTGTGGATGTAACCGTAGAAGTTCCAGAAGCACTGTGGTTAGAAGCACTCTCTATGCGAGGGTGGAAGTATGATATACTAGCACTATTCGCATTCCTATTTCGCATTAAGATGAATCAGAGTGATGCTGTAACGTGTGTAGAAATGTGGACTACTTTGTTAAAGAAGTATGGTATCATTGAAATACCTGATACAAGGATCATTGATCCATACCAACTCTATCTAATCTTAATTAACATTAAACACAAGCGATAGTTATGATCAGTATAAAAACAGGTGGCTTTTCTCTCAACATTGGTAAGAGTGAGGTAGATGGAAAGTGGAAGATTCAATTTATCCACCTTCCAATAGGTAAACCAAGACCTCAGATTGATAGGAAAGATTGCTCCATAGGAGTACGTTTTGATATTGTATGGGGACCACTTGTTCTTCCAGTGGCTAAGATGTACCATTGGAAGTTCTGGCTGGATGATCCCACCTATTCACAGCAATGGAATAATGGGAATCAGTGGTTTACAATCAAACTTCCTTTCTTCTGTTTTCCATTTATATCAGTATTGTTTGGTATTTTTTCATTTGGTACTCCTGGCTTTTGGATAGGTGCTCGGACTGCTGATCTATCAAATAAGATTGATTGGCAGCTACGTCTCGATTGGGATAAAGATGAGTATGATCAGACTGCATGGGCATGGAATGAAGATGGTACTCCAAAGGAAGCTTGGCCTGTTGGAAAATATAAGGGAATGAAAACTGTTGAACTAACACTTGTAGTACGAAGCGATATGAGGCATTAGTATGAAACTAAACATTGATCGTAGCAATTTCAAAGATGATATGGGTAAGTGGAGAACTCAGGCTCTCTTCTACGAGTACTACATCAATCAGGAGTGTGCAGTATTCACTTTGAAAGATGATCATCTAACTGTTGATGGTAAGACATACTACTCAATGCGTAAGTTGTATCTTGAGATTTCTGATCCTACTGAATATGACTTTGCAATTACGGTTCTAGGATCATGGCCTCACTGGTTGCGTATGAAGAAGTACTTTCTTAAAGATCATGTTAAGGTATGGGCTGATGAGTTGGAAATGAAGCTACGTTCTGAAGGTATCCTTCAGAATATTAAGGCTGCACAGAATGGGAATTATAACGCAGCTAAGTGGCTTGCAGATAAAGGATGGGAAGTACAGCGTGGTAGACCTACTAAGGAAGAGAAAGAGGGTAGGTTGAAGAAAGAAGCTGCTTTTGATAAGGCTGTAGAAGCCGATATGGAACGCATAGGACTTGTGGCTATTAAATGAGTTTAGACTTAATTAGAAAGGCTGCTGAGAATGATCTGTTAGCCTTCATTAAGATCATGGCACCCCATCGCATATTAGGTTCCATACATGAAGAAGTAATTAATTGGTGGACACGTGGAGATGGTGGTGATCACCAGTTACTTCTCATGCCACGTGATCATCAGAAGAGTGCATTGATTGCATATCGTGTAGCATGGGAGATTACAAAGAACCCTGCTACTACAGTTCTTTATATTTCAGCTACTGCTACTCTTGCTGAGAAGCAGCTCTACTTTATTAAAAATATTCTTACCTCAAAACAGTATAGAAGATACTGGCCTGACATGGTACATGAGGATGAGGGTAAGAGGGAAAAGTGGACTGAAAGAGAGATATGTGTAGACCATCCAAAGCGTAAGGCCGAGGGTGTACGGGATAGTACAATATTTACAGCTGGTCTTACCACAACGATTACCGGATTGCACTTCAACATTGCAGTGCTTGATGACGTAGTTATTAAGGAGAATGCATATACAGCTGAAGGTAGAACAAAAGTAAAAGAGCAGTACTCCCTTCTTGCATCTATTGAAACTACTGGAGCACAGGAGTGGATTGTAGGTACCAGATACCACCCCAAAGATTTATATACCGATCTTATCCAAATGGAAAAAGATGTGTACAATAAGGATGGTGAGTTGGTTGAGAAACTTCCAGTGTATGAAGTACTGCAAAAGCAAGTTGAAGACTTAGGCGACGGTACTGGTGAGTTCTTATGGCCCAGGCAACAGAGATCTGATGGTAAGTGGTTTGGATTTGATGCCAATATCCTTGCAAGTAAAAGGGCTAAGTATTTAGATCGTACACAGTTTAGAGCACAGTATTATAATGATCCTAATGACCCATCAGATGATTTCATTGATCGGTCTAGATTTCAGTATTATAACAAGACTTCAATCTTAAATCATTATGGTGATTGGTACTACAAGGATAATAAGTTAAATGTCTACGCATCGATTGACTTTGCATTCTCGAAGAGTCGTAGGGCCGATTATACTTCTATTGTTGTTATCGGCATTGATAAAAGCAATTCGATTTATATCCTAGACATTGATAGATTTAAGACTGATAAGATTAGTGAATACTTCAAACACATCCGAGAGTTGCACATTAAGTGGGGCTTTAAAAAGTTAAGGGCTGAGACCTCTGTAGCTCAGAAGGTTATTGTTCGTGAGTTGAAGGAGTATATACAGAAAGATGGCCTATACCTTAGCGTAGATGAGAACAGTCCTACACGACACAGTGGATCAAAGGAAGAGAGAATAGCAGCCCTCTTAGAACCACGTTACGAGAACATGGGTATCTGGCATTATCGTGGTGGTAACTGCGAGATTCTGGAAGAGGAATTAGTTCTTGCCCATCCACCACACGATGATGTTAAGGATGCACTTGCAGCAGTAGTAGAGATTGCAATTCCTCCTATGAATAGAGGTGGGGCGGTGAAACAAGAAACGAAATTATCATATCATCCTAGATTTGGTGGAGCATATTAATGGCAGGTAAAGTTGCAGAGATTAGAAATCTCCTAAGTGATTCAGATCAACTAGCTTCTAATATTGCAGCTATGTGGGAACGCATGTCTGCTGATAGAGTGGAGTGGTATAATGAAGTGAAGGAGCGTAGGAATTATATCTTTGCTACCGATACTACGAAGACCACAAATGCAAAACTGCCATGGCGTAATAAGACCACAATGCCAAAGTTGTGTCAAATTAGGGATAATTTACACGCAAACTATATGGCTGCTTTATTCCCCAATGATAATTGGTTGAGATGGGAAGCATACACTTTAGATTCTGCTGAGAAACAAAAGGCTAAGAATATTGAAGCCTACATGCAGAATAAATTACGTATTAGTGATTTCAAGGATACTGTCAGTAAGATCGTGTATGATTATATTGATACTGGAAATGGATTTGGTGATGTAGACTTTGTTGCTGAGTACGCAATTGATGAAGAGACTGGTGAGAAGTATGCAACGTATGTAGGTCCGAAGTTGATTCGTATCGCTCCTGTTGATATTGTATTTAACCCTCTCTCTACTTCCTTTAAAGATTCATATAAGATTGTGCGGTATATTAAAACCCTTGGTGAGTTATACAAGGAAGCGCAGGATAAACCTGAGTACCAGTTTAATTTAGAGATTATTAAGCAGGCTCAGAGTAAGCGTGTAACCCTCTCTCAATATTCTGAAGCTGACCTAGCTAAAGCTGAGGCATATAGTATTGATGGGTTTGGTAGCTTGCTCAATTACTACTCATCTGACTATGTAGAAATTCTGGAGTTTGATGGATGCATACACGATCCTATCTCTGGAGAATTCCTAGATAATCATACGATCACAATTATAGATCGTAAGTATGTTATCCGTAATATCAAGAACCCCTCTTATTTCAGAAAGAGTCCTAAAGAGCATGTTGGTTGGCGTTATCGTCCTGATAACTTGTATGCAATGGGACCATTGGATAACTTAGTAGGTTTACAGTATCGTATTGATCATCTAGAGAATATGAAGGCAGATGCTCTTGATCTTACTATTCTACCTCCCCATAAGATTCGTGGTAATGTAGAGGCATTTGAGTGGGGGCCATTAGCTGAGATTCAAATTGGTGATGATGGTGATGTTATTCCAATGCCACCTAACCCTGCTGCCTTTCAGGTTAACAATGAGATTATCATGTTGATGAACATGATGGAAGAAATGTCTGGTGCTCCTCGTCAGGCATTGGGTATTAGAACTCCAGGAGAGAAGACAGCATTTGAAATTCAAACTCTAGAGAATAATAGCCAGCGTACATTCATGGCTAAGATTATTCAGTTTGAAGAGTTCCTTGAGAAGTTGCTGAATAGTATGCTCGAAAGTTCTAGGCGTAATCTGGATATTCAGGATACTATTAAGACAATGGATACTGATCTTGGTGTAGAAACATTCATCAATATCTCAAAAGAAGATATTACAGGTAAGGGTAAATTACGCCCTATCGGAGCAAGACACTTTGCAATGCAGGCACAGTTACTCCAATCTTTAATCGGACTTAGTAATAGTGCAGTATGGGCAAAGGTACAGCAACATTTTAGTGGTGAAGGTATGGCGACTCTCTTAGAAGATGCTCTCAATATCTCTAGATATGGTGTTGTTAAATCCAACATCCATCTCTTTGAACAAGCCGAAACTCAGAAGATACTGAATGGATTGCAAGGTGATATTCAGGAGACTGAAGCAATGCCGGTGCCAGTATGAATCTACAGTTTGTAAAATTTGCTGAAGATAAGAAGGAGAAGGAAGAGATTACTCAACTCCTTGCAGGATCAACTAAGATATTGGGGATACTTAATAGGTTAATTGAAGAACAGATAGAATCCACTGATAAGCAAATCTTATCATGGAAGCGTTACTTCATGCCTAGATGGTCTGAATACCAAGCAGATCAGATAGGATATAAGCGGGCATTAAGATATGTCCAAACAATAATTAAGGAGAAGTAATTGTATGAGTGAGAATGTAGGAACGGATGGCACCACCATCTTTCAGGATCAACCAGGGACTACCACCGTAGCACCCACAACCCCCGCCAGTTCATCTCCTCCCTTTGTCTTACCAGATGAAGCTAAGGATTTTGTTGGTGAAGGGAAGAAGTATGCAACGATTGAAGATGCATTGAAATCTGTTCCACATGCTCAGAAGTTTATTGATGAGCAGAAGAATAGGTTGACTGAACTCGAAGCAGAAACTTTGAGACTTAAAGAGGAGCTTAGTCAGAAGAAACAGATGGAAGATTATCTCGAATCGTTGAAACAAACTCAGCTGGTTGGCACCCCCCCTCCAGCAGTGCCGGATTTGGATTCATTGCTTGATCAAAAGTTGAGTGAACGCGAACGCAATCAGAAAGCGCAGATGAATCTATTGGCCGTAGATTCTGAGATGAAGAAACATTATGGTGAAAAGGCAAAAGATATTTTTGCAACTAAGGCCCAGGAACTTGGTATTTCAATTAATGATTTAACCAAGCTTGCCGCTACCTCACCTAATGCATTCTACAAGATGTTTGAACTCAAGCCCAATGCAGCACTTGGAACTAAGACAGCTACATCAATCAATACCGATGGACTCGGTAGTACGGTACAGCCGACTCCCTCTGCACGTGTAGGTAAGGTTGGTGCAACTACAAAAGATTTGGTTACGGCATGGGATAATGCCAAGCCTAAAGAAAACTAAGGAGAATAAAATATGTCACAGAACACTACTAATACCCCGCATTTTATTGAGGCACAGCAGTACAGTCAGTTTATCTTGGAGAACTTGCAGGACGGTTTGCTGCCAGAGGCAGTGTATCGAAATGTAAGTGATTTCCCCGCAGGCACTACTCTGAATATCAAGACTGTCGGTTCCACCACTATTCAGGAAGTAGCTGAAGATGTTGCTGTTACGTACAATCCGATTGATACCGGCAACGTTACTCTCTCGATTACCGATTATGTTGGTGATGCTTGGTATGTTACCGATGTACTGCGTCAGGATGGTTCTCAGATTGATGCCCTCCATGCTATGCGTGGTATGGAAAGCACCCGTGCTATTCAGGAGTACTTTGAAACTCGTATGTTTGCTGCTGCTAACTCTGCTCAGACTGCTGGTGGATTGAATCTGGTTAATGGTCGGCCTCATCGTTTTGTAGCTGATGCTGCTGCGGATAATACCTACAAGATGAGCGTTGACTACTTCATTGCTATGAAGCTGGCTTTCGATAAGGCGAACGTTCCGATGGCAGGTCGTATTGCTATTGTTGATCCTCTGGTAGAGGCTACTCTGAATAAGCTAACTACTCTCACTGCTACCTCCCTGGATCGTAATCCTAAGTTCCAGAGTATCCTTGAGAATGGTTTTGCAACGGAGCACAGCTTCCTGTTCAATCTGTTTGGCTTTGATGTTTGGACCTCTAATCGTCTCCCGGCTATCACTGCTGCTGAGACCATCGATGCTTCCACCTATGGCATTGGTGCTGCTGAGACTGCTCCGATTGGTTCTAAGGCTAACCTCTTCATGTGTGTAGCAGACGATGCCTGTAAGCCGATGATGGCAGCTTGGCGTCAGCAGCCCATGGTTGAGTCTGAGCGGAATAAGGATAAGGGTCGGGATGAATTTGTATCTCGCGCTCGTTGGGGTGTTGGTGCACAGCGGGTAGATACCCTTGGTGTTATTCTGACTTCTGCTTCTAACTGGTAATCTAACTAATCTATAAGGAGACTTAATTATGGGTAATGAATTTAATACTAATGGTTTGGGTACGTCTGCACACTATGGTGCACGTGCTCTGGATACGGCTGCTGGTGTCGCTAATACTGAAGGCAATCGTGTAGAGATTCGGAAGGTAATTGATTTTGTAAGTGTACCTTCTGCTATGACTGCTTCCAACACTTTCTTGCCGCAGGTTACTATTCCTGCTGGTGCATATATTGAGAGTGCCAAGTTGATGATTACTACCGATGTTACTTCTGGTGGTGCAGCAACCCTTGATATTGGTCTGTACTATGATAACGCTGGTGCTATTGCAACTCTGGATGCTGATGGTATTGATGCTGCTATTGCATTGACGGCATTGCAGGAAGGTGATGCTGTTATTGCTTGTGATGGTGCTCTTGTTGCTGCTGCAACTTTAGCTACTACCGCATCCGAGTACTACATTGGAGCTATCTATGGTACTGCTGCATACCTGACTGGTAAGGGTGAGTTGGTTGTAACTTACATCCTCCCCAAGGGTAATGCATAACACGAACTAACTGAGTGGAGGGAGTGGGATAGAGTCAAGTCCTATTCCCTCCCTCCTACTCTATAGGATTATTGTATGACGATTGAACATAAGAATATTACTGATCCAGATATTCATCTACCAAAGGGATTCTCCACTGCCTCGGTATTACAGTACCCACGTAAGAATGCTGCGGGTACTGACATTGAGTGGGTTGATATCACGAAAGCATATGGATGCATGTATGCTACATCAGGTACTACTACGGGTGTAGATGGTTCTTGGAAAGCTATTAATAATGCAGTTCTAGGCGGTACAGTTGTTTGGACTACCCAGACTACTTCTAACATTACTAATAATACTACTTCTGGATTCTATCAAGCAAATAATGCTGGAACATACATGATCGGAGTAGCCTTCTCTATCTCTGGTGCGATTGCTACTACAAATGAATTTCAGTTTACTATTGGTATTGACTCTGCACCGTCTTATCCCGGTATCGCTGAGAAGAGTAGCATTGTAACAGTATATCGCACTATCTCTAGTTCTGATAAAGGGTCCGTAGCCCTTACGTGCCAACCAACATTGGCAGTTAATGATAGGTTATACCTGATGATTAAAAGAAATTCTGGAACTAATCAGATTGTTTTCAATCATATCAACTTTGTAATTACAAAGGTTAGTTAATATGCCACGGCAAACTCTCTTAGAAATGGTACAGGATATTCTTAATGATTTGGAATCTGATGAGGTAAACTCTATCAATGATACTGTTGAAGCCTTACAGATTGCGTCAATCATTAGGAATACTTTCTATGAAGTAATAAATAGCAGACTGTGGCCTACAACTGCATCTATTATTCAGCTTACATCTCTTTCATCTAGTCTAAAACCTACACATATGCGAATGATAGATGATATAAGCAGTATCGAATGGATAAAATATGATACGAAAGAATTAAATACTGATGCTGCACGATACCAGACAATTTCTTATCAAGAACCTACTCAGTTCTTAGATACAATCTTACAAAGAGATTCAAATGATGCTACAGTACAAACAGTAGTGGAGTCTACTGGTATCTCTTTGTTGATTAAGAATGATGCTGCTCCTACACACTGGACCACATTCGATGATGAGTATATTGTATTTGATAGTTTTAATAGTGCAATAGACTCTACATTACAATCTTCTAAAAGTATGGCAGCGGTGACAATAGAACCTACCTTCCTTATGACTGATAGCTTTGTACCAGACCTTCCAGCTAAAGCATTTCCATATCTACTGGCTGAAGCAAAGAGTTCTTGTTTTGAAAAGATTAAACAGGCTCCCTCTGCTAAAGAAGAACAGAAGAGTAGAAGGCAAAGAATCTTCCTATCTCAAGAAAAATGGAGAAAGAATCGTGGAGTTAAGTACGCAAACTTTGGACGAAAGTAAATTTACATCAGCTCTTAAACGCCTATACATTGATAGACGTAGAGACGGTCTATTTGAAATTAAACTCGATGGTGGTGGAGAAGTACCAGATGTACTGAAGAGTTCCTTCACTTCACTTAAAGCAGCTGATGAGCATCTATTTTTCTACTTGTTAAAGAAGACTACTATCCCAGAGAAAAAGAATGGCACAAACAAGCGGTCTTAAAACATACAATACTTTTGTTCGTGGAATCATTACTGAAGCTGGTCCTCTCACATTCCCAGAGAATGCTTCTATTGATGAGGATAACTTCGTGCTTAACCATGATGGAAGTAGACAGAGACGCTTAGGAATAGACTATGAACAAAATTACCAACTTATCAATACTGGAGTAACGGTTGCAGCTGCCTCTACCCTAGCTGTATCCTCACATCACTGGAAGAATGTAGCTGATGATGCTAATATTTCTTTTAGTGTTGTACAGTTTGGGGCAATGCTCTACATCTTCGATGCATCTAAGATTGATATCACAAATAATTATCTTGGATCAATTGACTTTACATCTAAGAAATCTACGTATTCTACAACTATTGGAACTAACCGCATCCAGACTACTTCTGGTGCTGGTATCTTTGTCGTAACCTCATCTGAAGTAGAACCATTCTATATCTCTTATGATGTTGCTACTGGTACGTTTTCTACTACCACCATCACCATAAAGATACGGGATTTCTTTGGTGTTGAGGATTCATTAGATGTAGCAACTCGTCCTACATCCCTTAGCACTGAACACAAATATAATCTGTATAATCAGGGATGGCCTACTACTACATATTGTGGTAATATTGATGAAGCCGGAACAGTTGTAAGTACCGTATCTGTCAAAGATCCTCTTGCACAAACCTATACGACTCTAAGTAAGTACCCATCTAATGCCGACTTAATTAGTTTAGCACGTAGGGATACAACTGCTGGAAGTTCTACCTACATTAGATACTATGAACCTGACCTATTAAATAAAATCGATATTGGAAATACTCCTGCATCTCAGGGACATTTTATATTAGATGCATTTAATCGCGGTTCATCTCGTAATACTGAATCTGGCCTTTCCTTATCTGGTGTAGACTATGAGAAAGGTAGACCACAGACTACCGCATTCTTTGCAGGTCGTACGTTCTATTCCGGCATTGAATCTAACTCGGTAACATCTGGTGTACACAAGAAGGTAAGTTATAATGGATTTATCTTCTTCTCGAAAGTTATACAGTCTTTAACGGATATAGGATTATGCTATCAAGAGGCTGATACTACCTCTGAAGATATTTCAGATATCTTATCAACCGATGGTGGAACAATACATATCCCAGAAGCAGGGCGTATTCTACGTCTCATTGCAAGACAGAATAGTTTAGTTGTTATTGCAGATAATGGTATATGGACTATTAGCGGAGGTGAATTAGGTTTTCGTGCTACTGAGTTTCAGGTGAGTAAGATTACCAATATCGGTGCTATATCTGCTCATTCTGTTGTAGATGCAGAGGGTAACATTGTTTATTGGGGTGAGGGCGGCATCTATGCATTAACTGCGGATCAAGTATCTTTACAGTTGACTGCACAGAACCTAAGCGAGAATAGCATTCAGACCCTATATAACAACATTAGCAATACAGCTAAGATATACTGCACAGCAATCTTCAATTCATCTGAGAGACGTATTAGATGGCTTTACAATGATTCTCCAGACTACGATGGTAGAGGATATAGGCAGTCATATAATAGAGAGTTGGTATATGATGCTTATCTCAAGGCTTTCTATACGAACACTATTGATATAAATAAGGTCTATATTGCGGGTTACGTAGAAACTACTCTCTATAAAAGTGAAGTAGATGTGCAAGGTATTGTAGCATCTGGTGTTCCAGTAGTTGCATCTACCGTACCTGTAGAAGTAAGTCAGCAGATTTCCATTGGTGATAAGGTTAAAACAAAGTACTTAACCCTCGTAGAGAATACTACGGTCTATGGGACAATATCTGAATTCTCGTCTACAACCTTTAAGGATTGGTATACTTATGATAGTATTGGTCAAGATTATCAGTCATACCTAATTACTGGATATGAGATTGCTGATGATCCTGCTAATAAGAAGCAATCCCCATATCTCTTAATGTACTTCAATAGAACTGAGAGTGGTTTTGATAGTAATGGCAATGCTATTAATCCGTCCTCTTGTTTAGTACAATCTAGATGGGGTTGGAGTGATAGTGCAAATAGTGGGCAGTGGGGAACAGTATTCCAAGCTTACCGACTGCTTAGAAACTTTATTATCTCAGGTCCATCCTCTACGTTTGATTATGGATATTCTACTATCGTGACAAAGAATAAGCTGCGTGGATCAGGCCGTTCATTGTCGATGTATATCAGTTCTGAAACAGGCAAGAATCTCCACATATACGGATGGTCTTTAGTATTTACAGGAAGGACAAATGTATAATAATCCTGATTCAAAGATTATTTATCAGACTGATGATTGGTGTTTAAAGCTGGAATATAATAAGACACTAAATATTTTTCTAGTACATCACTACATTTATAACTGGAGTCATTCGCTTCTGAAGAAAGCATTACATGATTGGGAGGTAATTCGGTCGGTCTTAAATGCACTTGGTGTTAATGAGTTCTACACCCCAGGTATGAATGCAAAGTATGCACATCTATTTGGATTCAAAGAGACAGGGAGTAAGATCATATATAATAATGGGAATGTGGAGGACTTATTAAAATGGGAGATGGAATAGGGGCAATTGTTGGTGGTATTGCTGGATTAGTGTTGGGACCAACTGCCCTATTGGGGGTTGGCGCATTAGTTGGCGCAGGTGCTGGGGCTATGCTTGGATCAACACTAATTGATCAGCCAAAGGCTGCTAAGAGAGCAGCAGATGCTAGTCAAGCACAGTACGCAGAGCAGGCTCGTATTCAAAAAGCGCAACAGAGATTGAGTGAAGCACAGAACATACGAGGTAGATTGGCACAAGTACGAGAAGCACGACAGCAACGAGCTGGTAATCTGGTGAGAGCAATCAATGTTGGAGGAGCCAGTGGTACAGGCATGGCTTCCTTTTCCCCTGCGGCTGGTGCTATTAGTTCAGCTACTTCTCAGATGGGGGGTAATGTTGGGTATATCAATGCCTCTGAAGCAATGGGTCAGGATATCTTTCGGTCAAACCAAGCTATCTCTGGGTTCAAGCTTCAGGAAGCAGAGGCAATGCAAGACCTGAGTATGGCTAAAACTATTGGTGGGTTAGGTAGCACTATGTTCGCTATGGGTGGAGGCTTCGATACTATCTTCGGTAGTACCCCTAATGTACCCACAGGAATGTCCGAGGTAAGTACCCCAGACTATGGTGAGTTAAGTGGTGGTGTCTCCTTCTATACAGGAAATGGATGATAGAACATGACTGATAATTTCTTAGATGATCCAGCTTCAACTGCATCTAAAAGTATTGATACATTCTTACAAGATAATGTTAAGGGACTTGATTTCCAATCTGCAAATGAGATTGCTACGGCAACAACTGCGCTCACCGCACCTCAGAATCTTGAGGAGGAGCATGATAACATTGTAAATGAGTTGGTTAGTAATGGGAGTAGTGATAAGGTATCCTCTCTTCGCTCTGCAATTCAGCAGGGGAAACAGCAAGAGTTGCGACAAGCAATATATTCCAAACTCACAGATATTAAAGTACCTCTGGAAGAGAAGGAAAAGCTACGTCAACTTTATGTTGAGAGTGAAAGAGAAGCAATATATAATAATGTAGATATCGAAAAGGAAATGCTTCGTACCTTTTCAGCAGCATCTGTACAGCAGGCTCAGGATGCTGAAGAGGCTGCACTGCGAGATATGTGGCATAGCGGTGTTGAGGATACGATAGATATTCGTGCAGAGCTTCATTCTTCTATTGAATCCTTTCGTGATCGTATTGCTCTGGCAGCTAAGGAACATCCACTAGGAACTGCTGGAAAGGTTGCTTTGGATACTGTACAGTCTGTTCTAGTACCAGGAGACTTGGGAGTATTTTATGCACAGACCTTGAAACAGTTTCTACCTGAGAAGAATAATACTATTAAAGATTTTCTTCTGTCAGGTGAGGCTGTTAAAATTATTCAGGATCATTTATCTGCATTACCACCTCAAGAACAACTCACTGAGAGTAAGAGGTTGCTGAGTATAATTGAGAATACCATTAGTATCTTTGGTGATAATGGTATTAACAAGTGGGATGCTGCGTCTACACTCCTTAACCCAATCTTAGAAGGAACACCCCTAGAGGATTTTAACTGGTCCAGATTGCTTACCAATATTGGTAGTGCTGTTGATGTGCTTGGTCTTGGAGCAGCTATGAAGAAGGCTCCATCTATCTTCTCCAGACTTATGGGGCAACTCCCCAAGCTAGAGGTGGCTAATCCGAAAGCAGCTACTACACTTGTTAAAGAGGCTATTGACTCTGAGAAAGTAGCACAGAAGCTTGGTAAGACCAGTGATGAGGTTTATATGGAACATGCTCTACCTGTAATGGAAATAAAGGGCATGAAGGTTGGACAGGAACACACTATTCGTACCATGAATGTTTCAGATACGGAGGTTCTTAAATCCTTTCAGCTTAGTGAGGGTACGGAGGAATCTGTTAGAAAGGTTCTTGATATCCAGAATAGTACCTATGCTTTTACTACCCCAGAGCTTAGGAAAGCAGCTACAGATAAGTTGATTGATGAGGTTCAAAACATTCCAGACATGGTATTGAGGAATAATGCTACTGCTATGGGGGATGCTCCCTTTATTCAAGGTGCGGATGGTATCTCATTCAAAGCTGCCTTTGGTAAGACCAGTGAACATGGGTTCTCCTCATGGGCAGAAGCAGTCGGTACAGCTAAGAAGGCTATGCCAGGATCAGCACATAAGATTCTCGTAGCTTCTCCTGAAACTGGTGGGATGCTCAAGTATGTAGAGGAAGTACCTACTATCACGAAGGGTGAATACTTTGTAGAAGTGCAGAAGTTCATGTACTATGATCAGGCATCAGAGGTGTTGGACCTTGGCCGTGTAACCACGGCTGGTTCTATGACCGATTACTTAATGGACTATAACACTGTTCTTAATCCAACATGGGCAGATGCTGTTGGACGTATGAAGGATATGGACGATACGGCTCGTAATACATTCTTTCATGTCTGGAAACCAGTACTATCTGCTGTACAGAAGGATGAGAAGGTGCTTCCTATCCTGATGGAAGGACTCTCTGCTACTCAAAAGGCTGGTCGTAGGCTTGCATCCAGCGAGTTAGATAGGATTGGTCTCAGTACCCCAGAACTACAGAAGCTCTACACTGCTCAGATTGATGCAACCGATGCAGCAGCCATTGTGAACAACAGTCGTGTTAGAAACTCTATGATTTCTAGTGGGTTCGATAGAGAGATTGTCCACGAAAGTACTGGCTTCAAATCTTTCGGTAAGGTCTTTGACATAGTACCCAATGAAAGTGTAGAGGTTGTATACGATATTGCATCGAAGGGGTTTAAGAATGTTAATGCACAGGAACTTGCGAAGCTGTATGAGCAAGGACACCGTGTTGCTAAGTTAGAAAGCTCCTTGACTAAAATCAGTGAAGCTGCTGGGGAGGAAGCACGTGTGCTTGGTAGCGATTTTGTACTGCTTAGAAAGGGTTCTAAGACTAAGGTACAAGAATTATCTCCATGGGTTACTGGATACATCCCTGGATACATGCCTAGAAAGTTTACTGACCCCTATTTCATTGTGAAGGTTATTCCCAAAGCATTGATTAATGGTAGAGAACCCATCAGCAATGGTATCAAGGGGTTCTCAATGGCTGTATCCTCTGCACCTACAGCTAGTAAGGGTCAGAAAGCTGTTGATATCCTGAATACTAGGGCTACGCAGGGTGTACGCTATGAACTTCGGTATGATCGGAACATTGCACGTGAACAGACTGATCTATTTCATAAGCAACTTGATGCTAGCCGAGGTACTGCACTTAAATCACGTGGTCAGGGCTTGACAAATATTGAAAATATCCTTGGTGCAGAGCATGGCTTAGATGTTTTAGCTGAAACACAGCATCCCATGAAAGCTATGGAGAACATGCTTACAGCTGCGGCTAGAAATGCATCACATGATAGAACAATTCGTGGATTGCAGCAGGGTTTCACCAATAAGTACTCTGATCTTTTGGAGCATACTGGTGGTAAGTGGCCTCTATCTGAGGGGATGATTGGTTCTGGTCAACCATCTGCCAGATTACGGGAGGCTAGGGCTATGTATCGTCATATCTCCAGACTCAGTAGTGTTGAAGACTCAGTTGGTAAGACTGGTCGTGAGGCTATGCTCCGTCTCTCTGAGTGGCTTGGTGATAAAAAGTTTGAAAAGGCTAGTGAGTTCGTATCAGGACATAGGGATATCTCTCCGCTTAGAACTGCAAGGGCAGTGAACTTCTTCAGGATGATTGCGGCTAACCCTATTCGTCAGTGGATACTTCAGCCCTCTCAGATACTTCAAACTGCTGGAGCAGCACCAAAGTATGCCATGACTAGGTTGATTCCAGATATGAGTCTGGTGTTGAGTGGATTACTGCTGAAGAATATGCCAGCCAACTCTGTATTTAAGAATGCAATTCCCGGTGGTATGGGTGCAGTAGCTAAGGCATTCGGTACAAGTGAGAAGAACTTTGTTCGGATGCTACAGTCTATCGAAGATAGTGGTATTATGATCACCGATAGTCATGCATTCCTAAAGAATATTAATTATAAGAATATGAGTGATCTTTATAATTCTTCTTTAGAAAAGAATGTAATGAATATTGCGAATAACCTTAAGAGGATTAATAGGCTGTTCGTTGATGTTGGCTTCAATCCAGCAGAGAAGATGAACATGATGGGACAATGGTTGATTGCTCGTAATCGTGTACTTAAGAAGACACCTGATCTGGTTCCAGGCACGAAGATATATAGGGAGACTATAGCAGCAGAGGCTAGAGGTATCTCTCTGGGTATGAAGCATGGCTTTGCTTACTCAGATAATCAATTCTCTGCACTTGCAACACAGTTTCTTACCTTCCAGCATAAGAGTATGCTTGCAATCATGGGCGGGAATAAGTACTTCTCAGCTAGTGATCGTGTTGGTATGGCTTTGACGCAGACACTGCTGTGGGGTACGACAGGGTTGGGCCTTAGAAGCGCATTAGATAGCTTCTTAGCGAAGATGGGAATAGAGAAGGATAAGCAGACACCTACTATGAAGGAAGCCATTACAGTGGTCGAGAGTGGCCTTCTTGAGCGTATGATAAATGGAGTCCTTTCTGCCTCTGGCATTGATGATATGAAGGTGGATTGGGCCAACTCATTCTCTGTTTATAATGCGTATGAGAATAATCTGGTAAAAGCTGCTATCTCACTGTTTGGTGGTGAGAAACAGATTGGTGTTGATCTCTTGTTTGGTCCATCTGCTACCACATATTCAGCAACTATGGATATGCTTAGTACGATGGCGATGATCAACAAGAGTTATGACATGGATAACGCAAAGTTCTGGGAGTTGCATATCAAAGAAGCAGCATCTTGGCTCCCCTTGGTATCACGGTCCTTACAATTTCAAGTTGCATTCAATACAGGACTGTTACCTAATGCTACGGGTACGTACTTCACAAATGCTAGTATGAAAGAAGGAGCTTGGTATGCACTCACTGGTATGCAGAGTAAGGAAAGGGTAGCTCTCTTTGATGCAATGGACCTTACCTCTAATGGTAAGAGTAAGGATGCTAAGAGTGATGCCCGTGTAATCTATGAGCAAATGTCAAAGATGACTACTGTCCTGGATGCAGAGGATTTAACACCTGATTTTTACAGCATCTACGACAAGAAGTTGAAAGCCAGTTTGATGCTTGTTGGTACTGTACTGGATAAAGCTGATCCTTTCTATAAGGCTGGTATTGAGAGAGAGTTGGGCAATCTTATTAGGGATGATCCTAAGCGTGGTAAGGATAGCCTGTTGCATAGGCTTGGTAAGTTCTATACTATGCTTGGTCAAGACGGTCAACAGACATTGCATCAGCTTACACGAATTAGAAACAGAGCAGATGATTTGAAACTTGATGATTCAGAGAGACAGGGTATTGACTCTTTGATTAATTACTATAAAGAAAGTATGGATGCTTACAATCAAGACTTGACTGCACAGGAGAATAAATAATGGCTGAGATGTTTGGTGCTAATATGCCCACCCCAAACCCATCAATCTATGGTGGTAGTGCTTTAGAAGCTCCACGCCAGGATACTAGCACACAGATGCTTGTAGGTGGGATAGGTTCTATGGCCTTAGAAGCCTATGCTGGTAAGAGTAGGGCTGATTTGAAATATGACCTTGAATCCTTGGAAGTACAGACACAAGCAGCGAACGATACTATTATCAAAGGTGGTGGTGCAGATGCAGCACTGTCTAAATTCTCAGATAAGATTAAGAATCTGGATGCTGGTATCTTCTCAGGCTCATTGACTCCTGCTGAGTATAAGATTAAACGTGAACTTCTGTTGAAGGAGCACACTAAGAATCTCCCAGGTCTTGCTGCTGATTTTCAGAACATATACTCCACTACTGGAGAGCAGAAGACTGTTGAACAGTTCTCACTGCGTCAGCAGATGGAGCAAGCAGCACAGAAGGAGCGAGAAAGACAGGATGCTGTTGAGAAGATGAAACTACAGTGGGCTGAGAAGCAGGGTGCTAATATGGCTCGTCTACTCAGCGGTTCTCCAGAACAGCAACAGGCTGAATGGGCGTATGCAGATAAGATGAATATGCTTAGTGCACAGGCTAAGGAAGCATCTACTGTTGCTAATCTTAGCAAAGATATTAAGGTTAGTCTTGGTCAAGCGAAGTTGGATGAGTATACCAGAGCTATTATCCCAACAGTTCAGAGAGATGCAACTAATAATGCACTTAATCTACTTAAACAGTATCATCCTACTGGTATTCTTTCTGATGGTGATCCTAATGTGGCACTGATTAACTTTGCAGCTGAAGCTGGTCAGAGATTACAACCAGCACAGAGAGATGTTCTGAAGAAGCAGCTTACTGCTATGCGGGATACGACTAAAACTCAGCTAGGAACGCAGATGATTGGGTTAGAGATGAATCCCAATGATCAGAAATTAATATTGGATAGTGTTAATCGATATGATCAGATACTCAATGTCTTAGATAATGCTGATTATGCTAAGATTGCTGAAGCACAGGTACGTATCGAGAAGAGTATGGATATTCTGAACCTTCGTAAGGATAATCCGAGCCTTGCCACTTCTGTTACACTTCTAGAAGAGTATGGAAAGAACATGCCCACCCTATTCAGTCAGGATCTTACTACGGATATGCGTGGATATCTGGCAGACAACAAGAAACGTGCTGGTACAGCAGTAGTTGCACCCGTACCGGGTGTTAACCCCTACGATACGATTAGTAAGGATATTGATCCTAAAGGACATGCTGGTGTAACGGCAAATAATATAGGGATACTCAACCAGATGGTATCTGCTGGTACTCCTACTCCACAGGCTAGAGTAAATCTCGGTAAGGCAGCACAGGCGTACATGCAGTTGCCAGATGATCCTGCTAATCTGAACCTTAAGGATGTAGAAGCTTATTTAACATTAATTAATAATCCGAAATTACCTGCAATTATGTCCGATCATCCTACGTTTAAGGATAAGGTACTCGGTAATGTTGATTACATCTTGAAGAATAAGTTGACACCCTTTATTAAGGAACAAGCATCCTCACTTATTACTGAGAATACGAGACTCGTACAAAGTGCAGACACTATCATCTTCGAAGGTGATAATGCTGCAAAGTTGAATAAACTTGGAGGCTTGCTGAATAACACCGTCCTCTCTGTATCAAAGATGGGTACTCCTAATCAGGAAGCACTCAGGGGTATGCAGAAGGTTATGAAGCAAGAAGTTCAGACTATTCTAGATGAGGTTCGGAAACCTGCTACTACGCAGGGTAAGGAGACTACTTCATGGTTCTCTAATTTCCTTAACTCAATCAACCCTACGGCTGAGATATCTCTCGGAGATGTGGTTGGTGGTGCTGTACGTGGGAGTGTGGGTGTAGCTAAGGCAATTGGTAGGGGTATGGAAAGGGCTACTTCCCCAGAAGTAACAGACTTTGTAGATGCTGCTACCGCAACAACTATTTATGCTACCAAATCTGAAAATGTAGCTAAGGAATTGATGTATCGATCTGCTGAATTTGCTAATTGGTGGCATAATGCTGCTAAGGAGCAGAGAGATTCCTTTGTAGAACGTAGCAGAAAAGGTGCTAAATAATGGCACCATCAGAAGAGGTTGGACGGATAGAAAAGAAACTAGACAAACTTGGAGATGCAATAGATAGTTTAGTACAGAACTACCAGCAACTAGTTACTAATCAATCCTTAATGCAACAGGAAATACAGGGATTAGCGAGAGCACTAACCAAGTTAGAGGATATTGACAAACAATTCACAATATGTAAGGGGGATTGTAATGGGAAAGCAAACATACTCAAAAAAGATATTGAAGCCAATGAAGAAGACATAGCTGAGTTACAGAAGAAGATTAGATTTAGGGATAAGGTAATACTTGGACTCTTCATTACTGTGTTTATGCGTATGTTCCTCTTCTTTCTACTAGGAGTTAAGTAATGTTTCCAGTTATTGATTTGATTGCAACGGTAGGTGGTCTTGTTGTACCACCAGTATTTGATTTTATTAAAAAGAAGTTTATTAAAGAGGAGAATGATACAGTAGAGCGTACCATTGGCTCTTTAGCTACCACGAAACCAGAGGTACTCCCAGAGTATATCAACGCTCTAACGGGTGCTAAGAAGGCCGAGGTTGAGTTCTTTAATCGAGACGTAGTTGGTACCCCCTCTGCTTGGGTAATTGATCTGAGGGCATCTATACGTCCTGCTACAGTGGCTCTTGGTATTGTCTCTCTGTGTCTTATGGCAATGTTACCAGAGAGGATTAACATACCACCAGATATTCGATACTTCTTAGAAGTTAATATCAGCTCTTGGTTTGGTTCTAAGTTGAAGGAGTGAAAATGAGATGAAGTACAAAGGAGGGCGCATCCCTATCGGTAAGAGTACTAGGATAATTAATCCTAAGACTCTGTATAAGAGGAAGCGTGAAGAGAGAACATGGACAACTGAACATGAGGTAGTGTATGCCGCTTACGAAGAAGGGAAAGAAGATCAAGGAAGCTATGGAGAAGGAGTATGATAAGAAGAAGAAGGGAGCATCAGTCTTCTATGCTTCTGAGAATAAGGGAAAGATCAAAGGTGTTAAGAAGAAGTGAATAACAAATGGGAGAGCCTCTAACACTTTGAGACTCTCCCATTCTTTTAGGTTTCAACCATGTCTGTATACTTCTGAATAGCCTTCTCTACTGTACCCTTACCAAGTCTGGTATTGTAAACCTCCTTCCATACTCTAGCCAACTCTGCCTTATTATTAGCAGGCATTGGTACTGGTGATCGTAGATATTTGATACGGGTCATAACGATAGCATATACTAGGTTCCACTCAAGCTCATGCTTTACAGGACATGCTGGCACACGATACGATAGAACCTTGGCCTGTAGGGTTGGCTTATACACTAAGTAATTCTTCCAGATATCTAACTCAGTTGCAGGTTCCATCTGAAAGATACCCTTTGCTGGTCCACCAACCTGTGTAATGTAGGTTCCCAGATTACTCTCTACTGCTGCTGTTAGCATAATAAGCTCCACTGCTGCATCAGAGTAGGGAATCTCCGGTTCTAAACTCTTGAGTGTAGTTACAACTAGATTACGAAGTTGCCCAGGATTAATCATAGTCTCCTCATCAAGATTAACTGTGGTTGTATTGAATAGGATGGTAACCACCAAGATACTGATAAGTACCATCCTCTTAACCCTACTCATCATCACTCATACTGTGGTACCAATTCGCAGTCACCACCCATCCTGCTATTGCAGCACTGAAGATCATACAAGCTATACCCCCAATAAGAATGAATGGTACAGCTATGAAGTCTACCACTCCTTTGACATATCTCATATCTCACACTTCCCACCTGAACAAGCGTACTCTTGAGTACCTGTTGTTGTATCCTCTCTCTCATACTCTGGTAGTGCCATCCAGTTAATCGCTACAGGAAAGGAGGCTTTTAATTCTTCATACTTCTCTGCGGTAATTTCAATGTACGGATTATTCTCATACACATTATCAGTATGTGGAAAGAATGAGAGTCCTCCAATCTCGTCAAAGTGTTTCCACACCCACTGCCCTACCTCCATGAACGTATCATCTGTGTAGTAGATTGTCTGAGAAGGATTATGATCACACCAATGATCTGCATACATCTTCCATACTCGTAGCTGATCAAGTGCTGACATATCCTTAGCTACAATAGAATGTTCAGGACTCTTTACAGGGAATCGGAAGTAGTAGTTGTGTTGATCTTGGGAGTAGGGTACTCCTTGGTCCGAAAGCATGACACCAAGAGGATCGGTCCTATCAGTACGAACTGTACGCATGTAATAAAGGAACAGCCTAGGATGAATACCGCTTGAACAATCAACCAACTGAGACACAGTACCACTCGGCTTAATTGTACAAATGGCAGCAGCAGGATTGATACCCAATAATTTACTCCACTCTTCATTAGTCTCCTTCGTTACCTGTTTAATCTCAGATAGCCATGCTTGTAGAGTCTCCTCATCCTTTCCACACATTACTGGATGATCCATAATTCCGGTTAAGCTTACACCAAGTAAGGCTTCCTCTTCTGTATTCTTCTTCCAGATAGGTCGGAGGTATCTAAAGTCAGAGAGAGTTGCCTGCATCGTACCAAGGATCGTAGCGACTCTAGCCTTCTCTTTGAGAGTAGAGAGTGTATCAGTTGGTCTAATAACAACTTCAGTCAGTAATATTAAGCAAGGATCGTTAATCCTCACCAAAAGTTCTTAACACCCATTTAGCAAAATTAATTAGTTCTTGACGGGTTGCTGCGCCCTTCATTGAGTTGGCACACTGCGATAGCACTTGAATATTATCCCTAGTATAGCCACGAGCATTATCTATTCGATCCAGCGATGGAGAATTCTTATACGCCCCAGATTTACCTGAATTCATGTTTAATTCTATTCCGGTTGCTGGGCAATTATTTGGTATCGAGATATCCTTGACAGATAAATTAAACTCTAAGCCAGATTTTTTACACCTTTGTTTAGCTCGTTGCCACATCTTCCATTGAGGGGTTAAGGATTTTACCCTAGTACAATTGCACTGTTTGCATAATGTCATTTTAGATGTGATCTTGAAAATAACACCACACTTAGTACACTCTCTATGCGTATCAGAAACTAAAAAACCATGCCTATTCTTATTCATGAAAATCTCCTATGTAAGTTTATTATCTTACATATATTATAACATGAACAAGATGAAATGTCAACCCTTTTCTGTATATTCCTATACAGCTTAGACTATATCATCACCCATTATCTATGGGGCAGGGAGCTTCCACTCACTTGAGTGTATGGGCTTCATCTACTGCATGAGTAGGTATGCCCTAGTCGTTGAACCTTCAAAGGAATCGCTTCCTAAGCTTGGCTGCTGATTATCCGTTCTGGACTTTCCAGCAATTCACCCTGTTTTAAAACCTCTATCAATTAAAGGTTGCAGAATTGATTAGGACGTAGGATAATTTCACCGCATGGATTAACACCCCACTCATGATCACTATCTCGACCTATCTTAGCACACTTACGTCTGAATGCTTCCCTGTTTACAATACCCCTCTCACCTGCCTTACTCTTATACAGCGTACTCCACTCATTAAGGAAGGAGCGGAAGTCAGGCTTCTCTGTGTAAGCCACACTGTTGTTAGCCAAGGCACGTTGAGGATTCTCAAGATACCACTCACCATACTTAGCTGTACGCATACGATCGTCAGAGAGATTAGACAGGCAGATACAGGCACTACGCCTTACCCCTCCAACCACAACCGTATCAGCAACGTAACACATTAGGTCATGGCACTCTAAACTGTTTAACTTCCTTCCCCTTGCTCCCTTAAAGATTCGTATTGCATTTCTAAATAGACGCTCCAAAGGCTCAGGACCGCTTGCCCTACCTCCGAAAGTCTTGAGTCTACTTCCTGCTGGTCTAACTCTGGATACATCCCACTTAGGTTCCTTTCCCGAATAGAGGAGGCTAAGTAATTCACGGAGTGCTGAAGCCCATCCAATCTTTGAGTCAGATACTTTAATTGTTGTATCAGTTTCATAGATTTCCTCAGCAACTTCTGGTAAACGTTGGATGAACTGACGCTCTACAGAGTAGCCAACACCAGTACCACACAGTAGAATGTACATAGCCTCATCAAAAGCACGTGGATGATCTACTGGTAGGTATGCACAGTTATATCCAGCTACGTTGTCACGTTCTAGTGCCTTACCTGCGCTCATCAAGCAACGCATACTAGGCATTACTTCCAGATTGGTGATAGAATCTCGAAGGCTTTCCATACAATCAGTGTACTTAGGCATATCCATATCACGAAGAGTAAAAAAATCAAGATATCGTTGAACCGTTTCATCCCAAGTCTCCCTCCTCTTATCTTCCTCCCTCCATCGGGCATACCTTGATACGTGTATGTACTTCTGATAGTCAGTTTTCATTCATACCCCATAGTTGTTAGTGCCTGCATACTCCATAGTTGTTAGTGCCTGATGCAGTAGGCTTGCAGATAGATCAACAAGTCCTTCGTTTTGATGCAAGTATTCCACATCCTCTGGAACATTACCCACATGGTATAAGATAAAGTGCATAAGTTCATGCAGGAATGTTTGCTCAAGTTGTTCCTTATTTACAGGAACCAACTCTGAGGGTGGTCGTAGGATAATTCGATTCCTCCTATAATCAGCATACCCGTATACACCCTCCCTATCCTGAAAAAATGTTAGATCAAATTCTACAAGTATGGTCTGTGCAAACAGCTTAAAGCATGTTGGTACATTCATACACCACCACTCCCAGTAGAACCAAACCCTCCCATATTTCTCTCAGTCATGCTCAACTCATCTACAACCTGTACTGACATTTGAGGACAAGGGATTAGCAAGAGTTGCGCGATACGCTGTCCCTTACGAATCTCCTTCCACGTACTATCATCATTCTGAATCATAACCAGAACCTCACCACGATAGTCAGAATCAATCACACCAGCATGTGTATAGAAGTAATCCATAGCCATACTGCTGCGATCCTTAATGATACCAACATAGCCAGGAGGAATCTCTACAGCTACACCAGTACGTACGCATACCTGATCACCCTGACCAATCACAATAGATTCATAGGAGTATAGATCAAGTCCAGCAGCAAAGGTACTCTTATACTCTGGCACATTGGAATCAGCACACAACTTCTTTACCTTAATCCAGTTCATACCACATCCTCCTCATCATCCTCAAACTCTGAGGTATCCACGATGTAGAGATTACCCTCAAAGGAATAACCATTGTCTGTTAGAAACTCCTCAAAGGAGTCCAGTACATGATCCAATGCATCCTCATTATTAAATCTAAATGTCTTTATCATACTGCCTCCTTATATACTGGATTAATCTGTGGGGTATACACCAAAGTTGGTCCGACATTGTAATGAAAATCTGTTATATCTTTCTTTTCTAATACTGATAGGAACAGAAGGTTACACATAGCATGGGCATAGTGTGGGAAACCACTTTCAGGATCAATCTCTTCCTGCCCAATCCAGACAGCCATAAGGTGACGCATCATAGCATCACGATACCGTTCTGGATTAACAGAACGCCAATTATCTGCTCCATATTTTTTAGCACCAAACTCAAGTACCTTCACCACCTCTTCAACAGAAGCAAGTGGAAGAAGTGACCATCTAATCTTGTCCTTATCAAATTTCATACATCAGTCCTCTCTAATGCAACCTTAGTCTTATTAACATACCCATCCTTAGCCCACCCCTCACCCTTTAGGTGAAAGGTACATGGTACAATCATACGCTCAACAGTACCACGACAACGTGAACAACACTGCAAGGTGGGATGATCCCTGTCATTTACAGGTTGTGTTTGTTCAAACATGAAGTGACAGGAACTACATCGGTATTGATATACTGGCATACTATTTTTCCTCATAGATAATACGATCTACATTATTAGGATGGTAGGTTATACCAAGTAGTGCTGGCTTAATCAGTCCTTCTAGCATCTCATGGATACCCAAATCATCCTGATCAACTTCAACGGATACACTACCATAGCAATTCTTGATTGTGATTGAAGTCATTTCCACATACTCCATGTGTGATATAGATTAATAATAGTACCAATGGTAAAACAGATTGCTCCAATTAGAAATAGGAATTGTGCTAACATCTAATCCTCCATGTCCCTACGTTCAGTATACCATCCACCACAAATGCAATCATATCTATTAGTGGCAAAGCACATGCATACATATGCTGGTATTCTATCACCATTCTCATCTACCAAGTATTCTCCTGATGAATCAAGATGCCAATCTGTATTCTCCATACTAATCCCTCTTTGGTAGGAGTTCGGGATGTTCACATTGTGCATACACATTATCAATGAACATATGCCATTCAGGTAACTTATGATTCTTACGTTGTTCAATAATGCAACGAAGAACTGCGTAGTTGAGTGTCACTACACGGCGTTGCAAATATGATTCAGGGAGGTATTTTTTCATTTCCCCAATTGAATTAATGTATCGACCTTTAGCTTTATTAAAAAGCCCAACTTCTTCTTGTTGTATATCTTGCTCTATTCCTTGTTCAAGGTCATATACATCCATATCCCTCCTCATCAGAGTGTGCATGGTACTCTCAGACTGAGCAACCGTACTAACCTTGTACGTGTCAAATTCCGACCACCAATACCGAGGAGCTTCTACCGATAGGTATACTGCGATCTGTCGTAAGAACTTATCATGCCCCAACCCCCTTCCAGCATTAGATGCTAGTGTCTTACTTATTTTTTCATACCTACTCTTAGTCCACCACTCAGTCATCGGGATAGCCCTATCTTTAAAGGATAGTGACATACCCATAGCAGCAAACTCGTGCCCATACTCACCAAGAACTATAACTTCCATGCTATATCCTCCGAAGATAAGAAGCAGCTTTAATTAACAGTAGTGGATTACTTCTACCATACCCAACTTTAAAAATTGCAAGGCACTCCAGGTCGCTACAGTGTCGATGGATTTCATGCGGGTAATACCTCGAAAGGCCCACCATCTCTAGTTGATCCCATTTAGGATTTTCATCAACGCCCCGACATACGTCTTAGTGCCGCCTGTCCCTCGATGATGCCTTGCAAACTGCGTTAATCTTCGTACCTTTCACACAATAGGGTAAAGAGTGCCTCATCCTCAAGATAGTAATCAAGAGCCTCAACTAAATCCTCAGTAGTTGGTTCCAGTATATCAAGAATATCATCAGGACTCTCTCTCTCCTTCATCCTATCCTTCAATTCTTCTCGTGTAAACATCAGTCGTCTACCTCGATCGTGAGTCGGATATAAGAGCTTCCCTCTTTCAACTCTGCCATATGTTCTTCAGCCTCTTGGTACGTCTCATAGTCCCACACTTGAAATAAATTATTGGTCTGATCAACAATGTGGTACAAAGTATATGTAGGCATACGTCTCCTTAATTATTTTGTAATTAGATGGTACCAATCCAACGTCCAGCCTTATTCAATTTCATTGTGAATAGGTAGGGCTTACCACCAATGATAGCTGCACACCCAAGCATAGGGCGTATGATACTCATCTTGTTATAAGCGAAGGCGTATGAACTATCCTCAATCAAACATCCAGTATCTATAGCGAAGAGTGACTGATGTGGTGTTGAGAAGTAATTGATTGCATGCTTATTGTGATGATGCCCCACCACTGCATTCATTGCTACGGCCTTTGCTAAGGCCAGTGTATTCTCTCCTTTCGTATGGGTTATATAGAGGTGCTGCTTATTACTCAACCTCAAAGTATAATCATTTACCCACTTCCAATTATACTTATCAGCTTTAATCAACTCGTTGTAAGGTCGAACCATCTCCTTAGGTATACCAGCAGTCCTACTTCTCTTATACACACGATCATCGTGGTTACTACTAACGATTATCATATCTGGGAAGAGAGAACCAAGTACCTTAACATCATTCCATACCTTACGCATCTCCTGCCCAACACCATCAGCTTCTGGAGTCTTAGGATAGGAGGAGAAGACATACTGATCTGTCAAGTCTCCCACATGAAACACACGTTCAGGTTCCACTACTTCCTTCACCTTCTTCAAGAATGCTGGTGCATCCTTATGCATATAGGGGAGGTGGGTATCTGAAATAAATAACAATCGTTCATTACGATAGGCTTTCTGCACTCATGCATCCTCCTTGTATGGAGTAATAGAATATGATAAGAACTCTTCACCCTTCTTTACTAGAACCTTCTCCACAAGGAGACGGAAGATTCTCTTATCGTTAAACTTATAAACACTCTGCAATATATCCTGCAAAGGTTTAATTGGGTTATCAACATCCGCACTGTTATTACTGAACCCAAAGATAAAGGAAACTGTTAGCCTACCTTTATCCCATAGTGGTTCTCGATCTTCAATACAGGATGCTATTGCTTCCTCATATCTCCTATAATCAGCACTCTTTCTCTTCTTACCCAACCAACACTTGTTGACTGAGAGGGGCTTGATCTGTATGGTTCCAGTAACTTCCTCCTTACTCCTTTTCTTTAGTTTTCTTATCATAGTCCTTGCTCTTGTTTGGATGCGTTTGCCACCAGAGTTTAACAAGGGTATTGAAAACCTCCTTATCATCTTCATAAGTCTTAGATGTATCTCTCCATTGCCAGATACTAGGTTGCTTCTTATCAATCCTGAGTATCCCACAACCTTCGGCATCAGGATAGCACTGGCGATAAGCTGCAATCTGATAAGAGTAATCCTTACCTAGATAATTAGAAGTCTTCCAATCAAGAACATATTTCTTTTTCTTCCCCTTAACAGTAATGTACCCATAGAAATCACAGGTTCCTGCGTATCGATCAGTGATTAATCTATCCTCTGTCTTAATAGGCTCTGGCTTGTACTCCTCAGCCCACTGTAAGAAGGAAGCAAAGGCCATGTTACCAGCCTCGCTAGTCTCACCACCATACTCATGGCCCCATAGGTACTGCTCGATACGTTGATGTACCTCACTACCAATATCACACGCTGCTTGACTTAGATTTCTGTATTCATTAGGAGCTTCATAACAGGTAGCTTCCAGCTCACTACCATCCCCCACTTGCTGAAGAATATAAAGGGCAGTCTGATTAGCTGCCCACTTCATCAACCCCTCACTCTTATCTAATTGTCCTATTACTGTCGTAACACTAGGAACATCCCGCCCCTTGTGATCCTGATAATATCTACTCATATACCTCTCCTCAGCATGATTGGTCACATGGGCTTGCACCACAAATCTCACAAATTAATGGAGACCAGAAGCATCCCTCTACTGCATCTCCATCAGCATTAACCGGCTCATCACATGCAGGACATACTCCTACTGCTTCACCATAGTTCCATCCATCACAACACATACCCCTATCTCCTATAAATGGTGGGAATGAAGGGAGTCGAACCCTTATGATCATAGATCGTGGGATTTTAAGTCCCATATGTCTACCAATTCCATCACACTCCCATGTGATATGCCTTCATCATACGACAGATACGCCTCCACTGTCGATGATAGTAAAGTCCTCCCCTCCAAGGCTTCCAACCATAGTAGCACAAGGAAGAGAGGATTTGGATTAGACGATAGCCCTTCTTATTCACTGAAAAGCTCGTCTTCACTTACTTCTGCTGGCGATACCATACCCAACTCACTACCATCAGCAGGTTTATTATTATACTCTACCAACTCAATAATCTTAACACCCTGCAAGTCTGCCCTAATCCCGCTCTTATTCATATACTTCCACGGTTGGATATCGCACTGTACTGCAACCACACTACCATTACCAATAAGTACATCAGTAGAATTACCATCCTTATCCAAAAGTACTGGCTTTCTATTACTACTACCATCCTTCTTATGAGTCTTACGCTTAATAGTGTATCGTGCCTTACCCTCTACCATCTTAGGTTTCAACCCTGCTTCCTGCAACTGAGTGCTGGTAGCTGCATCAACCTCCAAGGTGATAGTCCATACAGGCTCAAAGGTAGTGTTCGGTACATTCACAGCTGCCCAATATGCTACGCCATTAATAACCATGTTCTTACTTCTCCTTTCTTTTTATTTATAAGAAGACTACTTACATACTTACACTGTAATTAATACTCTTAACTATATTATACCATAGTTTTAGAATGATGCAATAATTATTTTCTTCTGGATACTATGACTCTGTGTTATCCGGTCGTCCGTGGATAAAGTAACCCGCTACATATGCGATCAGGCCAAGGCAACTAGAGCATAGCAGAATAGGCATTTCCGCTACAGTAAGATCAGCCTCTACTGTCCACCAATATGTGAAGGACGCAATACCGATTGTATACCATACCACGCATAGTAAGTACCACATGATTATTCTCCTTATAGATTTGTTAATATAGAACACACTAGATCAATGAGTTTGGCTCCAATCATTCCCACATTTTGCATCACCCAAGATAGGTACGTTATAATTAAAGTACTGTCCTGCTTTCTCTAAAGAAGCTAGGGCCAACTTAATGTACTCCTCTTCCTGTCCCTCTCTTACCTCACACTGCCACTCATCATGCTGTTGAATAAGTAAGCGGTAATCAATACCACTCTTAGGCAACCACTTAGCAAATAGGAAACACATAGCAGCCTTAACAAGGATTGCTCCATCGCTCTGAAATTTCAGATTAACTAGGCTATGCTCACTTCTTCCATATAATTTTCTACCATCCAATCCTCTTATGAAACCACCATGCTTTCCTCCATTCTTTCTAAATTCATCAATCACACTATCCTTGAACTCAGCGAGTGCTGTATTACCTGTCCAGAATAAATCAAATAACTCTTGTGCTCTCTCTAATGTACATCCACATGTCTGTGCTAACTTAGGCGGATACCCTCCGTAAGTTAGACAATATTTGGGAGCCTTCGCACCATCCCTATCAGTTCCAAATATTGCAGCGTTAAAGGCATGTACATCCCCATCTACAAGGGTGTGTGCATACTCCTGACCTCCTGTAAATGGGAAGCAGTTGTGTGCCTCTGTACGTGCCTCTAATGCCTTAGCATCCACACCTATCATAGTATAACCAGGGGATGCAATGAATAGGGAACGCATAGCTTCTCCATACGGAACCTTCGGACTAGCCTTTGGTACATTCACAACCACACTATGTCTGAACCTACCAGTATTACATGCTTGAGGTACAGCACATGCTTCAATCCTCCCATCTTCTCTGATATTTGATAACCACCCCTTATTCTCAGGGTCTTTAAGATTGCTAATGGTACCCCTACGATGCAGCAGTACTGAACGTCTAGCTACTAGCTTAGGTATATCTCCATCAACACTATCAAAGCTATCCTCCGTCAGTTTAGGACTGGTCTGTACCTTGTTACCTCTCTCGTCATATACCCATCGCTTACCATCCTTCTTATAATTCCATTGGGTAGGTTGCCATCCTTGAGATAGGAGATAGTTTTTAATCTGTGCATCACTGTTCAGGTTAATTACATTGTAGTTAATCCGAGTGAATGGGCCTTTAATATTCATCTTTCAAATCCCTAAACATTGTACCACAACCGTTGCGACAGCACCTATTGTCTGCACCTTTTACATATCCAGCATACCCATCGGTAAGTTCCCACCATCCTCCATCATGTGGGCAACATTTCTCACACACCGTTGAGTGGTTGTGATCATAGCTGTACCATCCAGTACCATTACATTTAGAACAAATACCATTTTCCATCACATTGATTCTCCTCAACAAGCATTGAATGATGCCGTTGCATACACAACAGCAGAGTCATATGTGTCGTAGTCGTTATTCACTACCTGATAAATTCTATAAATTTTCATTGATCCAATCCTCCACTTGTTTTGTGTACTCACCATTCTTCTTAAAGGGCTTCGCAACCTCAGCTCCTACAGGTACAATTCTCTTTGGTATTTGTTCAAGTACTACCGTATCTATCTCACTTACCTCCTTATCGATTTGGTTTAATATGTCCTGCGCCTTATCAACATCAAAGAGCACTCCATTCATTTCCTGTTGTGCTTGTATCTTGCCCATCATATACTCAAGCTGCAATGAACGTGACCAATCCCACCCCTTACTCTCAATGCGTAGGTGATCGTAAGTACGATGCCCTATCTTTACATCCTCAATACAACGGAGAAGCATGAGCCCTGTTTGTCTTTCCCATTGGTCATACTCTACCTTCTTCTGTCCAAATCTAATACCCCATGCTTCTATGCTGTGTGGTTTCTTACTACCAACAGGAGCTTCACGATCTGGATTAAATAGAGAGGACATAATAAAGGTATCATCCTTCTCTCTCTCTTCCCACCAAGGATATAACTTTCTAAATAATGGAAAATCATGCATAATCCCATTATGGAAAACTATTTTATTCTCCTGCATATACTTGAGATGTTCTTCATGCCCTATAATTACTCTGTAATTAGTAATACCTGTGATAAGTAAGATACTCTCAAGATCATAGCTATCTAACGGTTGATCTAAAGATATAAACCAATGCTTAGTATCTATTGTACAGGTGACAATCATCCATAGACGTGTAGCTGTACTCTTAAACCCATCACTTTCACTATCCCCTATCAATACCATTCTCTACCCTCCACCGATTAAGGGGAATATCACAACCATACATCGCTTGATGCAATAATCGGAACCTATCAGCATCATCTGTTGCAATCAACCTACAAATATTGCGAGTATCGTTTACCAACAGTATGTCCCCACTATATTTACACCTGTATAATGTTTTCATAGAGTGCCTCGTTTAAGGGCTGATCTGTATATCCCCCTATATGTGTTGAGGTAATTACCCCCCCTTCTCTCTCAAAAGCACCAGACCATCTCCCCAATTACAATAAATTTCTTTCATATAGGCTCCTATTCAATTCCATATCATCCTCTAATAAATATAGATTAAAAATATTACTGTAATTCCCATACTCATTAGTATCCCATGCAACTGAATTAGTTTTGACCTGACCTACCTTAGTAAGGAGTACAAGACCTAGGTCTTCACTTATCATTAGTTTATTCATCTTATTACTCCAAATAAGTGCCTGTATTCTTATTGTATTTAATATGGAATGAACCACTATTACCAAACTCACGATCCTTGAGTAGAACAAACTTGCTTATATTTCTCTCAGCCTCAGTTAATTCAGGGTCTTTATTCCGCTCCAAACCAAACAAGTAATGCCCATATCGCATCAATCCACGACTACCTGTGAATTGTGACTCATGCACCATACCCCCTCGCTCATGTGGTGGGCCTGTCTTTGGTGCATTCAAATGGCTGAATCCATAGGCTGTGAAGTCAAGTTCATGTGTCATACTTGCTAACTCACCAGCAATTTTATTGATCTCATCATTGGCCTCACTACTACTAAGGTGGGAGACAAGTGCTGTGATAGGATCAATAAAGATATCCTTGATCCCATGATATACAACCATAGTTCTAATGGCCTTCTTCGCACTATCCCAATCCTTAACACCATAATGATTAAAGAGATATACCTTATCTCTCAATCTCTCAATACCTTCGATCAACTGATCTTGCGTAAAGTTTGCATCAGGTTTATGGAATGGGATGCCTGCAAATTTACCAGCCAGAGTCTTTAGGGTACGACCAACAGGCTGCTCAAGCATAAGGAGACCAGGGGTTACTCCATGAAAGTTAATCAGATGTTCCTGCAACTGCAAGGCCCAATCAGTCTTACCAATACCAACACCAGCACCAAGGAAGATACACTCCTTCCTCCTAATACCATAGGTTAGTGCTGTAAGTGAAGGCCATGGGTAAGACAGACCCCACTCAGGCATCTTGATTGCATCCTCAAACACATCATCAACAGATGCAATGTAGTCTGCCTTGTATGGCTTGGCACTATAGTAAGCATCAATGAACTCCTGCTCCTTACCCTGCATAAGCATATCATTAACATCTTTCTCAGAGAAGGACATGATACGTACAGCAGGGCCAAAGAGTAGGGCCACATCATTTGCAAACTTACGACCCGTTGCATCCATATCACCAGCAACTACAATCTCTGCGTATGATTGAATGAAGGCTGCATTCTGTTTAATGCTGTCTAAGTTCTCCCCATTGACAGGGCTAACCACATGTGCAGGGTACTGACTATTTCTTTTACGCAGGATTTGCCATGCTGCCATAGCATCACACTCACCACAGCATATGAGAAGCCTCTTACCACCACCATTAGGGATGTTCTGCTGACCAAAGAGAAGCATGTCTTCACACTTCTCACCTATAAGCATGAACTTCTTATTAGCTACGTCCCGAATCTTATAGCGTTGCAACTGCATCTTACTGTTGTAGTAAGGGTAGGCATGGTTGATAATAGTCGATGCTGTCTCTTCATCCAACGCTACCTGTACCCCGAAGTGTTCACACGTTAGTTGATGTAACCCTCGTTGATTGATAGGTAGGATGGGTAGTGTACTGACCTCCTCCATGGTGAAGTACTTATTCAATGGTTCCTCCTCTTCTATCTGACTTTTAATTACCTTGTAATTACAACGGTTGCAGTATTTATTGCCATTGTCAAAGAGGATAAGATGATTACCTGTCTTATCTCTTCCAACCTTTCTACACTCTGGACATGGAGCATCACCAATGATCATAGGGTATCGCCTTATCTTAAACCTTAATCTTAAGATACATTATAACTCTCCTCTCTGATCTTGTCAAGTCTTTTGAATGTTAGCAGTACTTCATCAACCTCTGCTAAACATTCAGGACATAGATTCTCAAGAGATTTCAGTCTCTCATGCCAACGCGTACCATCCTCACTCAGTTGCTTATCGCAGGCTTTACAGTGCATTAGATTCTCCTAGTAATTAAATTAGAATGGGGGTGAAGGATGATGTGGTAAAGAGTTCGTCACGATCAAGCATGGTAGCACAATCATTACAGCACACTACCTCAACCCCATCCACGTTAATCCTCTTTGCCTGACTCTTAGCTAAGTACTCTGAACACCACTCACATTCAATCAACTCGTCTAACTTCTTAGCACGTTGGGTTGCTAGTCCAAAGATTCTACTCTCTTCCTTCGTCTCCTCTTTTACCTGACTGCTATACCACTTTCGTTTACTTTTCCAGTATTCGTTACTGTAAGATGTAGTAATTGGTTTATATGAGTAAGAATTATTACTATACCACACACCATCAGCCCAATGCCCACTCTCTTCCTTAAAGATTACAAAGGAATTATCAATGTTCAATACAGCCAACTTAGATGAACCAATAGTAGCTTCAATCATGTACTGAATAGCTGGATTACTTTCCCAACCACGTGGCAACTTACATAATACTCTATCCTTATAGATTCTAGTATCACTGCGATGATCCTCCTTCCCTTCATTAGGCATGTTGGGTATGATCCCATTGTGAATGAATGCCTGCCCCTTATTGATCTTAAAGGGATGGCAGTTATATTCATCAATCATACCATGTGTTGCTACACGAAAGTGAATAAGGAATGTACTGTTTGGATTCCTCTCAACAGCTTTTGTGTACTTGTCATAGAATGTTTCGAAGTCCATACTCTTTTTAATTCTAATACTGGGGATACCATATACATCTTTATTCACATAAGCAAACCCACAACCATCCTTATTATTTAGATAGCAGTTATATAGAGTATCCTTACTAAGTACCTTACCAGCAGTTTGTACAATAGCAATACACATATTTTATTTCTCCTGTAATCTTTTATTAGAAAAATTTTCTTTGTAGTAATCTGGATTTAGTTTCATCGTAACTTTCATAAACAATCTATTACTATCTGCTGCAAGGCAATGAAAGGTTGTCCCATCGTGGAACCAAATAGACCCATTATTTTTATCAAACATGAGCAATGTCCTCATGTTTGCTCCTATGCTGGCATTACATAAATATTGGACATGAAGGCATACAGATTAGGATATACCTTCTTATGCTCTGCAATAAAAAGTTTCCATGTCTTAGGATTCAAATGCAGATTGCTGGTGTTCTTGCTGTACTCATAGAGTGCATGAATGAATTCAATATTCTTCATCCACTGTTTGTAGGTTGTAGCCCCTGCAAAGCAACGCAACTCTACTGTTTTCTTACTAAGATTAACACGACGATATCGATCTGACTGACTACCATCCTTCTTATATTTCTTAATCATCGGCGCAATACTACTATCACTGTATAGCTGGCAGTAGTCATTCGGTTCTCTCTCACTGATCCTTGACATCATCTTGGCATGCTTATGAATGAAGGATGTAAACTTATACAGATGAAAGGATGTGAATGATGCGAGATTCACATGCACATGCATACCACATGATGCTGATTTCCTCATCGTGCGTAGGAAGATGTACTTCCACTTCTTATTCTTATACTCTTCGAGCGTATGTGGGTGTGAGACAATCTCGAACCCATTATCCACACTACTGTCAGCTTTAATGATTAGCTCATCTTCCTTAAACTCTTTCAAAATCTTTGCAACACTCTGAGAATGGTTTACATCGCAAGGAAATGATACCTCATTCTCAAAACCATAGTGCAACTCGCCTTTACCATGGAAGATAGGCTTAGGTTTATATCTATAGTTCTCAATCCTACCATAACCTTCCGATAATGCACACTCACGGCACCTATCCCATATATAGTAGGATAGTAACTGCTTATGACACTTCGAGCATTTAACTAACTTACCATAGCAATAGGAGCACAATCCTTCCCCATTCCACTCTCTCCTATCTATGTTTGAGTGATAAGAAGAACAGCCACTACATCGAAAGTGTGTCTGATTACAAGTATCACACAAATTATCTACACACTGCTCCTTCTCTTTCCACTGACCACAGACATGGCACTCAGAATAATGCGTTTGAGTGCATGAATAGCACAGTTTCTTCTCACCACGCAAACGAGTATCACACTTCCATTTGTTACAGTGGTCGCACTTATACAGTCGAGTGGCGCATGTTTTACACACATCATAGGTACTACCGTCCCGTACTGTCACGGAATTGGTTATTTTATTACAGTTAATACAGAAAAAGACCCTACGCTTTTTCATTCTGGGTGTAATCATCCTTGTGAAAGATGAGAGACACACTACACCATCCTTTACCTTCCTCCATAGCGAAGGGTATTCGAGTGTCAAATTATTCTCAGATACTAGTTTAATTGTAATTCTATTATCGTGCCACTCACCACAGGTGTCACAGTAGTAATAGTTTGAAGCACAAAGATTACATAGCTTCTTACCATCCACCTCTCTCAAATATATATGTTTACTACCACACTCTTCACATCCTTTCAAAGATGAGGAACATGAGTGGCACATAAACTCATACCCAACACCAGTGTATGTAATATTCTCAGGATACTTATGCACACTATTACAGGTATTACATATTGCTGCCTGCTTCCAGCATTCAATGCACAAAGCGGGGATGCACTCTGCATCGTCTGCTAATCTATATTGTGTTGGAGTCAGGTCAGAGATTTCTTTATCACACCATTGACATTTCATTTTAATGCTCCTTGATTATTTTTTTTTTTTTACTCAAGACTAATTACGTTGTAAATATGGATACGCTCTGTTATCCTACTATTAATTGGTTTGAATCTATTCCAAATCCATGTCCTTATATCCGTATTAAAATATTTGGATGATACTGTTGCTAACACCAGCCCCTCTTGTCTCCATTCACGCACCAAGAGAACATTGCTATCACTAATTTGTATTGAGTATTGCATTTATATATGCCCTCAGTGTAGTCCCATCCAGACCGGGAGCAGTGTTAACTTCCAGTACATATAGTTTATTCTCAGTGCTGCGTATAATATCAACAGCCCCGAAGTCCAGGCCAAGCGCAGAAATAGTTGAGACAGCAAGAGAAGAGAGATTAGACCGCACACTATCGGGAATTTTTACACTGTTGCGTGCGAAGATGTAACCCCGCGAATGGTTGCGAATATAATCTCCTGTCTCCGTATCTCCATTTCTCTTACACTTGGCAACCAGATCAATCACAACCCCCTGAAATACATGCACTCGATACTCCCGCTTACATAGTATACCGACAGTATAGAGAGGAGCGAGAGGAACAGGATCGCCAGGATGTACAACAACGATACCTCTCCCACTATTAGCTCTGGTCAGTGTCCGGGCATACACAATCTCATTACGATCAGATAATAGTACTGCATTCCTCTGTCCCTTGAAGTACATTGGAATGGGAATACCTGCTAATCGTAAGGTATCGAATGTTCGAACCTTATCCGTTGCGATAGCAACCACATGTGGTGGATTAATTACACGGTAATTACGGAGACTATTATCTGATGAACCCCAATTAATAATGGTACGCACATACCTTTTACCTCCTTGTGCTAGTCGTACTCTTAGTGCGTCCAGCCTATCAGATGTAAAGCATCTTGCCCCTATTGCCTGAGCTATACATCTGGCAGAGATAGAGCCACGCTTATATGTTATAATATCATATGCCATGTTCGTTCACCCTTCTTACTCTATTAACCTCCTCATGCCTGTATGAATCGCTAATACCATCAATGCGGGAATATTCACCACTACCTTGCAATGGGTACGCACACCTTTTCTCAATATCCTGCAAGTAATATGTACCAGTATTGAGTACAATTATCTTTTCTTGTGTCATGTATTCCTCCTCGTTACGCTGAGATTAAAATATTTAATTTAAGGCACCTTAAAGGGTGCATAGAGCGACGATTAAGAGGGGGCAAGTAGGGTAGGATACTTAACACCTGTCGTCGCCATACAGTACCTTCCTGAGCCTTAAAAGATAGATCACCCATAAACCTGCATCCTCTTTACAAGGTGGGGATTTGAAAATGAGATAAAGGGATGCCCCTTCCCGTTGGTCTGCTTCAACTTCCGACACATTTCCTGCGCTGCGATCATACTACTATGCTCACTGATCTTAATAGTCCGATACTTGCCCTTGAAATAAACCACAAAATTCTTTTTCGTATTCATGTCCTTCCTATCTCCTTGTTAATTAGTTTGTAATTAATATTCACACCACTATTCCTTACCATTTCCTTGCTTCCTGCTCTGTCATAAAGAAGTGAATACCATGTGTACACTCCACCCTAATGTCTGGATCATACCTATCTGCTGCTATCGTTGCACCTATCTCATATATACATTTCCCATAGGTCGGTGATTTACCTCCACTCCCATCACCACCAAGGACAATAACCTTCGATGCCCTACATTTTCTACCCACCAAAGAGGATGTTCTCTCAGCATCCTCTGGTATTTCTATTTGTATAACACCAAGTGTTGTCTTTTTCCATGCGATAAAACTACCAACCGACGGGACAATTTGAAAGTGTGGCAAGGTAGTACCTCTAAGATCAGTACCTCTAAGATATGCATTTCTAAGATCAGCATCTCTAAGATCAGCACCGCTAAGATCAGCATCTCTAAGATCAGCACCGCTAAGATCAGCACCTCTAAGATCAGCACCCATAAGATCAGCACTTCTAAGATCAGCATTTCTAAGATCAGCACTTCTAAGATCAGCATTTCTAAGATCAGCACCCATAAGATCAGCACCTCTAAGATCAGCACCCATAAGATCAGCATTTCTAAGATCAGCATCTATAAGATCAGCACCTCTAAGATCAGCACCCATAAGATCAGCATTTCTAAGATCAGCATCTATAAGATCAGCACGTTTTCCATTTTTCATACCTCTTCG